AAGCTGCTATCAGTTCCAAGCTAGTTCGATGCAAGCGGTGGGTTGCTCCGCGACTTCGCTATAATGTACCTCTGTTCGCGCATCAAGGATTGGAGACGCGCTGAGCGAAAGCGACGAGCTAAGTTCACTGACGCGCCCATTCCGCAAGTGCAAGCGCCTGCCAATGCGTATGCTTGTCTAGAGGGTGCAGTTGCTGAATTCGTCAAGGCTGGCGAGCAACTACCCGCAGGCAATTTTAGTCGCAAGAAGTTTGAAATTCGCAAGGCGCGTATACAGAGGATGCAACGTGAAGTTCTTGATTCCCAAGCCCCCCAAGCAGATGATCGATGAGGCTGATACGGAAGCTATCGCCTACTGGAACGAAGTTGGCGCTACCCTGCCTGACGGCACGTTGGACGAACCGGCGGTAGCACACGAGTTCGCTAACCTCGCGTTCCACCAATCACGACTGCGGAGACTGATGGCAGAAACGCGCAACATGGAGGTTGTACCTAAAGCCCGTGGCGCGGGTATGGAACCCAACCCCAAGATGAAGATTATCAAAGACCTGCAAGCAATGGTGTTGGCACTGTCGGATCGGTTCGGGTTGTCACCCCTTGCAAATCGCAAGCTGAAGAAAGCCACCCGTGCCGCAGAGGTTGAGTCTGACGCGGAACCTTTGAACCTGTCATGAGAATTCCAAGTGACCTCATCCGTACTAAGTCGGATGAGGCAGCCATTGATGCAGGATGTACGTTCGACATTGAACGCGCCGAGCGGGTGCGCCGCTTCTTTGAGCGATACCTACGCCACAGTAAAGGGGCCGACGCTAACCGCCCGTTCATCCTCCACTCTTGGCAGTGGGATGATGTGGTCAAGCCTGCGTTCGGTTGGATCATGCCCGATGGCACCAGACGCTATCGGCATATCAACTTGTTCGTCCCAAAGAAGAATGGTAAGTCAACGCTCCTGGCAGGGTTGAGTAGCTACTTGCTGCTCTGTGACGATGAGCCGGGTGCAGAGGTCTACAGCGCTGCGGCCGATAAGCGGCAAGCAACCATCATCTTTGCTGAGGCTGCCGAGATGGTGCGGAGCAGCCCCGCGCTAAAGAAGATGCTGACCATCAGGGACAGCATCAAGAAGATTCGCACTAAGAAGGGTAACAGCTTCTATGAAGCCCTCAGCAGTGAGAGCGCTACGAAGGAAGGTTTTAACATTCATGGTCTACTGTTCGATGAGATTCATGCGCAGCCTGATTACACCCTTTGGGATACCCTTAAGTACGGTGGTGCTGCTAGACGCCAACCGATGTTCTGGAAAATCTCAACTGCCGGCATCATCAAGGAAGGTGCGTTCTGGTGGGATACATGGCAGACCTGCAAGCGTCTGCTGGCCGGTACGGACGTGGACATTGCCACGCTTGCTGTAATCTATGCAGCCGGGGAAGGTGATGACTGGACAGATGAGGCGACATGGCGCAAGGCGAACCCTGGCTACGACCTGGGGACGCTGAACAAGCGGGACATCGCCAGCGAGTGCGAGACCGCCAAGAAGAACGCAGCCGAGCAAGCGACCTTCAAACGATACCGATTGAACATCCCGGTGACTGCCTCTAGCGCATGGATTGACAAGAAGTTTTGGGATGCGTGCATGGTCGATGAGCGACCGCGGGGTGCTAAGGTTCACACCAAGATTACGGGGCTTGACCTCGCATCAACCGTAGACCTCAATGCGGCGGTCAACACATACAAGCTAGATGACTGCCTGTACTGTGAAGCAATGTTCTGGTGTCCTCAGTTGAAGGTTGAGGAGCGTGAGAGAAGTAACCGCCAGTCATTCGCCAACTGGATTCGGCAGGGGTGGATTAAGCAAACCCCGACCGCGTACACCGACTACAACGTTATCCACGATGACTTGATTGCAATTTTCAAGAAAGAGAAACAGGACGAATGCGCGGTCGATGCTTGGAACTTCACTCAGCTAGCCGTTGACCTCAAGCACACGATGGCTGATGAGCATATGAAGACCATCATTACGCCAGTGCGAACGGGCTTCGTTAGCATCAGTGCCGCGACGAAAGAGTTAGAGCGAATGATTCTCGGTGGCAAGCTGAAGATACTACGGAACCCGGTCTTAGACTGGATGTTCACCAACGTGGTAATCGAACAGGATGCGAGTGGCAATCGCAAGCCAGACCGCAAGCGTGCGTCGGACAAGATTGATGGTATCGTTGCACTCATCCTTGCTCTCGCTCGCCACCTAGCGAAAGAGAATGTGGGGAAGAGTAAGTATGAGAACAAAGAACTTACTTTCGTGAGGCCGGACGAATGAACCTGCTACAGCGTGCTGTTCGTAGTCTCGCAACGCGGGCATTGAAGTATGCTGGTATGCCACTGCGCGACCCCGCGCTAGTGGCCATGTTTGGGCACGATCAAGAGGTCACCAGTGGTGTGACCGTTGATGAAGATTCCGCACTCTCCCACTCCGCGGTCTTCAGTGCCGTTAGCCTCATCAGCAATGCAATCGCCATGATGCCGATGCAGGTGGTGAAGCGCAACCCCTCGTTCGGCGACGAACTGGTTGAACGGGAACACATCGTCAACCACCTGCTGAGTTGCCAGCCGAATGCATACCAGACCCCATTTGTCTTTCACCAGACATTACAGGCACACACCCTGACGCACGGTAACGACTATGCGCGTATCACACGGGCTGGTGGTACTCCGATCGATCTTCAGTTGTTAGTACCCACCCAGGTTCAACCGGAGTGGAAGGGGACGAACGAAGATACATTGAGCTACACCGTCAAGGACGGGGCTGGCGCTTCTGATAATGTCAAGCCAGAGGACATCTTGCACGTACCGGGTCTGGGCTTCGATGGTGTGACCGGCTACTCAGTCGTCAAGTATGCTCGGGAGTGCATCGGGCTGGGGCTTGCAACCGAGCGGTTCGGCGCGGCGTTCTTCGGCAATGGTGCAACCCCAAGCCTTGTCATCAAGCATCCGGGTGACCTCACGGACAAGGCGCAGAAGAACATCAAGCGTGGTTGGAAGCGTGAGCATCAAGGGCCGGGCCAGATGCGGGGTATCGCCTTGCTCGATGAGGGCATGGAGATTTCACCAATTGGCATTCCGCCGGAAGACTCACAGTTCCTGCAAACTCGCCAGTTCCAAGTTGTGGAGATTGCACGGTGGTTCCGCGTACCACCCCACATGCTCTACGACATGATGCAGGCTACGTTCAACAACAACGAAAGCCAGGGCATCGACTTCCTTACCTACACGCTGGTGCCGTGGATGGAGCGCCGCCGTCAGGAATACGCACGGAAACTTCTGACACCGGAAGAACGGCAAACGCTTGACATCCAGTATGATACCGCTACGCTGCTGCGTGCCGACCGCAAGACCCGGTTTGAAGCCTATGCGATGGGGCGCAATGGTAGTTGGTACACCCTGAACAACATCATGCGTGCTGAGGGCATGCCGTTGCTGCCCCCGGAAATTGGTGACATCCATGTTAGCCCCAGCACGATGAAGCAACTTGGCTCAACTGACCCCACCGCGCCGATCACTACGTTGCAGATTCAAGAGGTGATTGAGTTCCTGAAAGCTAACCGCCCAATTGATCCGGCCATTGCAAAGGATTTGGTTAACGCGATGTTGCCCACTGCATCTGACCTTACCATAACTAACATCGTCAAACTAGGGAGCAAGACATGAACCACAAGACCGACCAGAAGCGCATTATCGAGGGTGGGGGGATTGAACTGCGGAAGGCGGGAGACGGGGAGTTGTTCGTCGGTATGCCGGTAGTGTACAACTCCCCCTCCCAGGTTTTGTTCAACTACTTCCAAGAGCGGATGTTGCCCGGTTGCTTTGATGAACACCTTGCGAATAACCCTGACATCCTCTGTCTGCGGGACCACAACGTTGACAAGATTCTGGGGCGCACCAGTGCGGGTACGTTGAAAATTGCAAGGGGCGACGACGGTATCCGCATTGAGTGCAAACGGTCCAACACCACGTATGCATTGGATTTGGCTGAGAACATCCGTAACGGTGACATCCGTGGTATGTCGTTCCACTTCGACGTGTTGGATGATGATTGGTACATGAAGGACGGTGTGCGCACTCGTGATGTCATCCGCGCGACGGTGCAAGAGTTCAGCTTCGTGACGATGCCGGCATACCCGGACAGTGAAGCCGGGTTGCGTGATGCGGACAGCATGAAGGCTGAGATTGATGCGTTGATCGGTCGCAAGGACGCACTTGAACGGCTGGGGAAAATCAAGCGACGGTTACGTTATCTGCAATACTAAGTGGCTTGTAAGTCGTAAGCATTGAGTCGAACACACACCGACAGGGGAACCCAGATGACTAACGCGGAACGGCTGAAGCGAGCGAAGGAACTTCGCACTGAGAAGCGTGGGCTTGTCCTTGAAATTCGCAAGCTTGTTGATGCTGCGGAAGGGGAGAAGCGTTCGCTTCGCGCTGAGGAAGAGGAGAAGGTCGATAAGTACGAACGCGCCATCGAAGACCTTGAGAAGCGGATTGGTTCGTTGGAGCGCGCTGCGGAAGGTAGTGAAGAGGAAGAGGGTGAGGAAGAGGGTGAGGAAGAGCGCGAGCAGGATGGCAAGAGCAAACCCCCGGAAGACGATGAGCAGGAAGAGGAAGAGTCGCAGCGCAGCGTCAAGATGATTAACGGCAAGGCGTATGTCCTTGTCGGCAAGGGCAAGCAGAAGCGTGCTGAACTGCGTGGTGCTGATGGTCGGCTGCTTCAGATGCCCGGTGAGGACGATGCCAGCTTTGCCAAGCGGCAACGCCGTTCGCGACCTGAGTATCGTGATGCATTCCTTCGCTACGTGCTGAGTGGAGAACGTGCCCTGCATCAGCACATGAACGGGCAGCGTCGTGATGTGCAGGCTGACATCGACTTCGTTGGTGGCTTCCTGACGATGCCCCAGCAGTTCGTCAACCAGCTTCTGAAGTTCACTGACAACCTGCTGTTCATCCGTCAGCTTGCAACCAAGTTCACGCTGCCTAACGCGCAGTCGCTTGGTGCGCCGGCGCTCGACACCGATCCGGATGATGCGGATTGGACGAGTGAGCTTGCCACGGGCAACGAGGACGAGGCCATGCGGTTCGGCAAGCGTGAGCTTGTTCCGTTCCCGCTAGCCAAGCGGCTGAAGGCCAGTAACAAGCTGCTCCGCATGGCGTCCGTCTCTAGCACGTTCAGTGCTTACGACAACGCCAGTGGCACCGGCCCAATCGAGAACTTCCTGATTTCTCGGCTGGGTTACAAGCTGGCTGTGCCCCAGGAGAAAGGCTTCCTGACTGGTAACGGTGTCAATCAGCCGCTTGGTGTGTTCACGGCTAGCAACCGGGGCATCAGCACGGCGCGTGACATCAGCACCGGAAGCACCACGGGCATTACGGGTGATGGTCTGATTGCGGCAAAGTACAACCTCAAGCAGCAGTACCACAAGGCTGCCCGCTGGCTGTTCTCCCGCGCTGCAATCCGTCGCATCCGTCAGCTAAAGGACAGCTACGGTCAGTATCTCTGGCAGCCGGGGTTGCAGGCCGGTGCGCCGGACATGCTGTTGGAATGCCCCCTGATGATGAGCGAGTACGTGCCCAGCACGTTCACCGATACCAGCTACGTTGGGCTGCTTGCCGACTTCAGCTTCTACTGGATTGCTGACAGCATCGAGTACCAGATTCAGAAGCTGGTTGAGCTGTACGCGGAGCAGAACCAGACGGGGTTCATCGTCCGCGCCGAAGTGGATGGCATGCCCGTGCTTGAGGAGGCGTTCACGCGGCTTCAGTGCGGCGCGTAATGTGACAATGGAAGGGGCCAGCCGCAACCCGGCTGGCCCCAACCTAGCCTTGCAAATTTCAACACCAAACAAACTGGGGTTTCATCATGCATCAGAACCTTGCACACGTTGTCAAGGTCAAGGACGTGCCGGCCGTTGCCGCGGGTCTCACCGTTGTTGACATCGATTATGACAATGTTGATGGCGCGTTCTCCGTCCTCTGGGTTGAGGAGTTTGCCGCGACCGTAACCGTTGCGGCCGGCACCCCCAGCTTGCAAGTGTTCCACGCGGATGTGTCCGACTACTCCGACGAGGAAGAAATCACTGACCTCACCAACCTGATTGTCGCTGGCATGGCATCCAAGAAGGTGTACATCGAGTTGGTGCGTCCCACCAAGCGATACATCCGCTTCCGCCAGAACCGCGCCGGTGCTGGTAACAGCATCCAGATTGCTGGTGGTGCCATCATCGCCCAGCACAAGAACAAGTCGCCGATTGTTGATAGCACCATTTACAGCACTGACATTGCTACTGCACCCTCCAGCTAAGGATTTTGGTCATGGCGAAGGAAGTACGAATCAAGATGCTTGCCACCCATGCTGACCCTTCGATGGTGCTGCATGAGGGCAAGGTCTATGTTGTCCCCGTGGCGCTTGCAGCCGCGCTGATGTTGAAGGGGGCTGGCAAGGAAGACAACAGCCCCGCGGCCGAACTTGCTAAGGCTGGCAAGAAGGCTGTGCGTCCTACCAAGCCCGATCCGGGTGAGGAAGAGGATACGGTTGTGGACGATGAGGATGAGGACGACAACACGCCCGATACCCTGTAACTATGTACGCATTCCCAACGTCAATCTATGTAGTCACACCACCTGAATCCCAGGTGGTCACTGCTGCGCAGCTAGCTGACTATCTGCGCATCATTGACGACGACATGCAAGAGACGTTGATGAATTCGTACATCGTGGCTGCGACTGAGTACATCGAGGAAAAGACGCAGCACACACTACAACCGACTCAGTACCGCTACATACTGGATCGGTTCCCGTACAACGGCCGGCGCGATAACCCCGCGATGTATGGCCCCTGCGATGGGCAACTGTACCTCCCTCGCAACCCGGTTGTGACCATTGACCAGTTTCAGATTGTCAACACCGATGGTGACAACTTCAACCTCACTCTCGGTTTCGAGTACAGAAGCGACACATTGAGCAGTCCGGCGAGATTGCTACCCCCGCGCTTAGGGTACTGGCCAGTGATTGACGTTGCAACCCCGAATGCGGTGCGGGTGCTGTTCACGGCGGGCTACGCGACGGCGATTCCGGAGCGAGCAAAGTTGGCAGTGAAGTTCCTGGCGGCACATTGGTATCTGAATCGTGAACCTGTCACGGACAAGGCGGCGAACACCGTGCCGAATACCCTTGACAGCATGATTCGTTCACTCCGCATTGGGTATGAACTGGAATGAAGCAGCCACCCGCAGGAAGCCTGACGCACAAGATGCAACTTCAGCGGGCTGTTGATCCGACGACGGATGACCCGCGGGGAGATGAGCAACCGACGTTCACGAATTGGAAGCAGGTTTGGGTAAGCATTGAGCCGTTGATGGGGCGTGAGTTACAGTATGCCATGCAGCAACACGGAAGTGTATCGCATAAGATCAAGATGCGATACACCACCGGCATGAACAAGCGGATGCGTGGTATCTGGAATGGTCGCACCTTTGACTTCGGGCCACCACTCAGCGAGGGTGAATCGGGCTTCATGTTCGATGCCTACGCCACCGAGATATAATGCAAGTCAAATTTGAGATGACTGGGTTTGACAAGTTGATAGCTAAGCTTCGCACGTTGAAGAACGGTAAGGCGATTTGGAAGAAAGCGGTTCGGGCTGGCAGTGCCAAGCTGTTGAAAATTGCAAGGGGCCAGACCCCACGCGAGTCTAAGGCGCTAGCTAAGAGTCTGGGGCTGCGGATCAAGGCGAGTCGGAAGACGGGTGTTGTATACGGGCTTGTTGGACCACGACGTAAGTTCTTCAAGATGTGGCGTGGTAAGAAGCGAGTACCGAGCAACTACGCTCACTTGACTGAACGAGGACGTAAGGCATTCAGACAAGGCAACCGAACCGTTGGCGCAGTGCGGGGCAAGCGATGGTTAAGCTTCGCGGTTCGGGCTGGCAAGGCACAAGTGATGGCCGCGATGTCTCAGAAGATTAACGAAGAACTGGTGAAGTCAAATGCCGTTTGATGAAGACCTTATCGCTGTCGTCCGTGCCTTGCCAGAGGTTGCCGCGCGGTGTGTGGGTCGCAAGATTTACCACTTTGAGGTTCTGATGGGGGAAGGGTTTAACAACTTCCCCTGCATCGCATACGAGATGATTAGTGATATCCCGTTCATGGAGATGAACGAGATAACGGACATGCGGTCAGCGGTGTTTCAGTTCACCTGCTTGTCGCGTAACTCTGAAGACATTCGGTTAATGAGCAATGACATTCAGCAGATACAGCCCCTGGCGAATGCCGAGTTCGATTGGCTAGAGACAGCGGACACCACGGACGGGTTCGACGCGCCAATTGACCTCAATGAGATTGGCATGAAGTTCACACAAGTAACGGTAACAATCTTCTACAGGGTGTAATCATGAGTGCGACCGATCGTCCGTTCTCGGGTGGAACCAAGCTGAAGTGGCGCGACTCCGGTAGCTTCGTGGACATCGCGGGTATCATCAGCATTGGTGCCACCAACTTCACCCCCGATGATGTGGATGCTACCGAACTTGATCCTTACGAACTGTTGGCCACCACGCCGGCAGCCTATGTACTCATCAAGAAGTTCGTTGCTGGCTTCATCGACCTTGGTGAGTTGCCCGTTGAGGCTAACTTGACGGGTGGACAATACGCCGCCCTGTTTGCATCCCAACTGGTGGGTGAAGAACAATTCTGGCGCATCGACTTCCGGTCTGGCTACTCGCTGTGCGTGCGAGGATACATTAAGGGTCTCGGTGTAGATGCCAAGATGAGCGACCTTGTGAAGATGCCGTTTGCAATCAAGCTGTCTACCGGAGTGGTGTTCGCTCTCACTACCGATGCCAGCGTTACCGGATGGGGCGCGTAATGACTCGTGAAGAACTGAAGTTGCAGGACGACATTCGTTTTGAATCCGTCGTTGTCCCCGAGTGGGGCGGCGATACCTTCTGGGTGCGCAGCCCCGCTAGTGAGGAGAAGGATGCGTTTGAAGAGTCGTTGCTTGTGGAGAAGCGGACGCTTGTAAAGGGCCGCATCAAGAAGACGCGGGAGACCAGCACTGAGAACGTGCGTGCCAAGCTGGTGGTACTGCTGACCTGCAACGGTGAGGGTGATATCACCCCGTACTTCAAGCCGGGCGATGAGGCGTGGCTCGGCAAGAAGAATGGTGCCGCAGTCGATCGGCTGTTTGATGTCGCACAGCGTCTGGCGGGCTTCACGCAGCAAGACCTTGAGGAGTTGGTGGGAAACTGAGGAAGCGCCCGTTCCGGCTGTTCTGGTTGAAATTTGCAAGATCAACCGGCCGCAGCCCACGGGCGCTACAACGTGAGTTCAGTTACAAGGAAGCAAAGGAACTGATGGCATTGGAGGTCATAGAACCCAGCCCAATCATTCAGTTCGCCTTGTATATGTCGAAGTTCATGGCCCTGTTTGCGGAGTCTAATCGAGACAAGGAAAAGAAGGTTGCACCCTTCACACTACTTGACTTCTTGATGAAATGGAGACGCAAGCGAGTTAAGAAGCAGACAGAGGATGAGATGGAACTATTCGCTAGAGCGCTAGCAGAAGCGATGCCCTATCATGGCCACCATAGCAACACTAGCGGCTAAGGTAACTGCGAACGGTGCGCAGTTTGAATCGGCTATGAAGGGCATCAAAAAGAAGACTGAGGAAACAGAACCGGCGCTTGATCGACTTGGTAAGGGGATGCTCCGCTTCAAGCACTTGGCGGTTGGCGCGGCTGTGGCCATTGCAGCCGCGTTCACTTCCTCAACTCTTGAGAATGCATTAGGTGACTTGCAATTTGCAAGGAACATCGGCGATGATGTTTCCAGCATCAAGGTGTTGCAGCAAGCCCTAAGAACTGTGGGTCAGGATGGTTCGCAAGCTGGCGAGATTCTGGGGCAGCTAGCCCAGACCATTGCCGGCGCTCGTTATAACTCCGGGATGCGGGAGACCTTTGAGCGGCTGGGGTTGTCTATCGACCAGCTAGCCGCGATGAAACCCAGCGCGCAACTGGCCACCATCTCAGCCGCGTTTGCAAACCTCAAGTCGCCGACCGAACAAGCAGCATTCGCTACCGCCATCTTCGGGGATAAGGCAGGGGCCATGCTGCCCATCCTCGCGCAAGGCAGCAAGGGGCTGAAGGATGCGGCCGACAAGACCAATGCACTCGGGGGCAGCATCAGTAATCTTGATATGACCAATCTTGAGACCGCGAGCATCATGCTCAAAGACCTCAAGGCGCAGTTTCAAGGCTTCGTTACCGTGGTGATGGCTAACGTGCTGCCTACTCTCCTGGCAGTGGTCAACTCGTTCGGTAGTGCGACTGACAAGGCTATGATGATTCGGGACACGATGAAGGGCTTGACGGTGTACATCGCTGGCTTTGTGGCAGTCGTGAAGAATATTGCACGGGCTGTTCGCATCGTGCTGACGACGGTTGCCATCGGTGCGGGTCTCATCGTTACTAATGTTGCTGAGGCAATTGGCACACTGGCGAAGATGGCTGCCAAGCTGCCCAACGCACTCGGTGGGGATACGTTCAAAAAGGCTGCGGTCGGCATCGAGGCTGTGACTGAGAAGTGGCGCGCCAACCTAGACCAGATGCGGAACGACGTACACAACGACGTTGTCGAGATCGGTAACGAGTTTGAGCGGATGGGCGCTTGGGTTGCGAAGGTTGAAGAGGACGCAAACAAGATTGCGAAGGGTGCTGCCGCCATTCGCAATGCTGGTGGTGCTACGCCCATCGCGTTCGTCAACAAGCAACTGCTACAGGATGCGGCCGACGCCTTCCGAGAAGTGCAAACGCCAATGCAAGCGTTTGCGGATAAGTACCGGAAGCTGAATGACATGGTGATGGCAGGGGCCATCTCATGGAACACTTACAGCCGTGGGGTAATGGGTGCGGTCAAGCAGTTGGAGGATGCACACCAGCTTAGCAGCCTTGCGATGCCACAAGCAATGTTGCAGGGCAGCAGCGAGACCGCGAACAAGATTGCACAAGCGCAGGTGGCAGATGACCGCCGCTACCGCGAGTCTCCGCAAGACCGTATCAAGCGAATCCTTGAACAGTCTCTGGACATTGAGAAGCGCCAGCTAGAGGAAGCAAAGCGATTGGCTGCTGCGGCTGCCAACCAGAAAGTGGTGCGATTCTAATGTCAGTCGTGCGAGTCATCACCAAGAGCGTTGGATGGGAGGGGGAAGCGGAAGCAGTCCGCAACAACCTTCTTTATGAGACCGTTGCGCGTCGCTACCGTGTCATCAAGTGGGTGTACACGAACACCCCACATGATGGCCCGGAGACCATCATTGCCAGCCTACTAGTGCCGCAAGTCGGCAGCGCGTACAACCTGTTCAATGATTCTGACGCGCTGGCAACATGCGTCCGGGTGTCACCCAAGCAGACCGCGTTCCCACTGCTCTGGGAACTTGAGTGCGTCTATGACACCGCGCGTATTGTCTCTGCCATCACTGACAACCCACTGTTGCAACCCCCGGAAATCCGTTGGGGTAGCATCAAGGTTGAACGTCCACTGGTCCGCGATGTCACCGGTGTTCCTGTCCTGAACAGCAGCAAGGAAGTATTCAACCCCGCGCTGACGTTTGAGGAGACCCGACCGCTACTGACCATCATCCGGAACGAGGCGACCTTCAACAAGGCCGATGCACTCTTCTATCAGGATGCCATCAATGAAGATGTCTTCGCCACCGCAGCACCGCTGAAGGCAAAGATTAACAGCATCGATGGTGTCAGCCAGCTTACAAACGGGGTGGTCTACTGGCAGGTGACATACCAGATTGAATTCCGTCGTGAGGGCTTTGCGTACTTGGTTCTAGATCAAGGCTTCCGAGACATTGACAAGAAGCTATTCCGAGACCCCATCGACTTCGCGCCCCTTAGCTCCGAGACCTTGCTGAATGGGCGTGGTAGACCCCTGCGCGATTCAGTTGCCATGCTGACCGATGCAATGAACGCTACTGACCCGTTCATCAACTTCAATGACCCTTTCCGCTTCCCCCCTGGGAGTGAGAAGCTAATCAACGGCTGGATGCCGTCAGGTGATTACTACTTTGATGTTCTGGTTGGGTCTGAGATTATCACAGTCACCCAAGCCAAGCCAATAGCATCATCGTTCCCACCGTGGACGTGCTTGAGGGCGCAACGCAACACGGTTGCTGCGGCGCATGCTGTCGGAGCAGAAGTCAGGTTGGAACCATACTTCAAGCGGTTCCTCCCATACAAGGTTCTGCCGTTCTCTGACCTCAACTTACCGGCGGTATAATGAACGACCTTTTTAGTTTTGATAAGTCTGGCATTGAACGCATCATCGCCACAGTCCGGCGCATGGAGTATACCGCGCACGAGAGCGGTGGAACGGGCTTGCAATTTGCAATCCGGGATAGCCGCAGCGTTGCCGCGGTCATTGTGTCGGCGCGCCAAACGAACGGCATGTTCAAGGCAAAGTTTGTTAAGGCACCGGAGCGCACGACCACTACCACCACGACAAGCACCAGCACGACTGACACCACAACCACCACGAGTAGTACCACGGTCATACCGCCCGGTTTCTGTCGGTGGGAGTACATCACTGACGAACTGTTTGATTGCTGGCTGTGCGTGCGAGGAGATGACACCACCAATGCACTACAGGTCGGGGATGTATTCTCGGCACTGGTGGTTGGCGAGTTTGATGATGGCCTGCCTATCGTCGTACACTCCGACACTTGCACCGCGCCAAGCAGCACCACCACCAGCACGACCACGACCACCACACAGCCCCCACTCGGGGATTGCTCCGCGTATGAGGGGTTCGGGGAGTTGTGCTTGCGCTTCTTCATCACCACCGGGCAAAGCAACGGCAACGGGTGGCACGGCTACACCACCACACTTACCGAGACTTCACCGGGTGTGTATGAGAACTGCCTTGGGCTGGCTGAACCCCCGAATTGGGATGGGTGTTACACCAAGCTTCGTGCGGTCTGCTCTGGCCCGCCCGACTACCTATTCATTCTGTACACGTTCGGCGTTGAGGATTGTAACGATCCAACGGGGGCTGCGCCGTGCTGTGCGTACAACTATGTTGGCTGGACCCCGCCCCAGGGCATCGCCGCGATTGAACTGGAAACCACGCCCGTGTTGCGCGGGCGTTGGAACGCTTACAACATCACCCCATTCCCCGGCGGATACCAGAACACCTGCTATGACACCAACACGAACACTGCGATCCTGTTCAGCAGTGACATGAGCATCTGTAACGCGCCACCGACACCAACCACAACCACTAGCACGACCACGACGACTACCACGCTACCCCCCGATACCTGTTGCAACCACGGTGCGATTGGTGTCGAGATTCGCAGCCTCTGCCCGTGCGCTGAGGATGTCAGCTTCTGTGCATTTGGCACGGCCGGATCGCAATCATGGTCTGGTGAGTTTGCGGGCTGCGATCCGTATTGGGTCGGCATTGTGGCAGTTAGCGTGAGTTGTGACACCGGGATTTATACAATCGTGTTGGGTGAGGGGGAGACTGAGACCACGATTGAGATTCAAGGTCTCGATGAATACTTCGATGCCGAGACCGCCGCGATATGTGGGGTGCTAAGCCCCTTCAGAATACGGTTGACGTGCGGGGGTGATTGTACTCAATACACCACCACCACGAGTACCACAACCACTACAACCACGGATGAGGGGCCACCATAATGAAGTTCTCGATTGGCATGGCTACTTTTGATGATTTCAATGGTGTTTATTTCACGGTGATGAATCTCATGATGAATCACCGTGAGTGGATTCATGAAATCATTATCGTGGATAACAACCCGACCGGGCCACAGTCCCAGAGGCTGAAGGAATTCGTTGCAAATTGCAACGGTGCTCTCATCCGCTATGTGCCGCTTGAACACCCGCAAGGCACGGCACCACCGCGCAACCGGGTGTTTGCTGAAGCCACGTCCGAGTACGTTGTCTGTTTGGATAGTCACGTCCTGCCAGTCGCGGGTTTCTTCGATGCCCTGGCCGCGTTCTTTGAGGCACATCCGGACTGCACAGACCTAGTGCAAGGGCCGTTGCTGTATGACAACCTCATTGGTCTCAGCACTCACTTTGCCGACGCATGGCGCGAAGGGATGTGGGGAACATGGGACTATGACCAGAGGGTTGAAACCGACCCGTGGTTTGAAATCCCTGCGCAGGGGCTTGGCTTCTTCTCGTGTCGCAAGGCTGCGTGGCTGGGCTTTAACCCCAGCTTCCGGGAGTTTGGAGGAGAGGAATGGTACATCCACGAGAAGTACCGTCAGGCTGGCAACCGTACCATGTGCGTGAGCGGGTGCAAGTGGGTGCATCGCTTCAATGTCAACCCGGCATACAAACACACCCGCATGCAATTGATCCGCAATTACATCATTGGGCATCGGGAATTGAACATTCCGCTTGACCGATGCCGCCAGCATTTTAGCCGGATGATTACTGAAGACCAGTGGTCTGACCTCATCGGCAAGCCATGCATGGGATGCACCCTGCGCGGGGCTTACGATTGGGCACGCAACACCGCATCGGACATCAACGAGCATGTGCCGGTGCTGGCGTTGCTGGCAGCCGGTGAGGTTGTGTATGACTGCTCCATCCGCCACCACGCCAGCACGATTGCGTTCGCGCATGGCAAGCCCTCCAAACTGTGGATCGTCAACCCCACGCTACCGGCTGTGTTAACGAAGATCACGCGGCACGGGGTTGATGCCGAGTGGTTGACAGGGGACAGCTTGACGGCTGAGGTCAAGCCGCACGATGTTCTGTTCATTGACACTATCCATACCGGGGAACACTTGCGGGCTGAGTTGGCACGGCTGCTGCCCCACACTCGCAAGCGGCTGGTGGTGCATGACACGGTGACCTACGGCGACGTTGGCACTGATGGCAAGCCGGGGCTGTTGCACACGCTGAAGGATTGTGGCTGGGTGGTTGAGCGGCACTATGACAACAACAACGGTCTAACAATCATGGTGCCACATGCTGCGAGCTAGCGCAATCTGCCCCACGTTCAACCGGCCCGCGCTGGTGTGCGAAGCTGTGTATTGGTTCACGCAGCAGACGTGGGGCAACAAGGAGTTGATTGTACTAAACGACAACCCCCGCATGCTGTTGTTCACCCATGTTCCAAACGTGGTCATCTACAACGAGCGGGTTCGCTTCCCGACGTTGGGTGAGAAGTATAACGAATTGATCCATCTGGCCACGGGTGATGTTATCTTCCCCTGGGAGGATGATGATATCAGTTTGCCGTTGCGTATTCAGCAAGGGCTAACGGCGATGGGAACGTATGCTTATTGGAACCCGCGACGAACGTGGTACGAAGATTCTCGGGGTCTGCATCACGAACACCAACATGGATACTGTGTCAACGCATCATGCTTCTTGAAGTCATTCGCCCAACGTGTTCCGTTCAGGCCGGTGACAGGCAATCAGGATGCTGACTGGTGGACACGGGCGCACGATGAGTGCAACCCCAACCAGCTTGAAAATTGCAAGAACTGGCAGTACGTGTATCGCTGGGGCGTAACCGAACATCTCAGTGGGCACAAGCACATGCAACAGGCGTATGACTCAGCCTATCAGGTTGAGGGCGAGTTTGAAATCAAGGCCACAAAGGGGGAAGACTATGCGACACTTTGCGATCTGCATGCTAGGGGTGTTGCTGCTGGCAACTAGCAGCCGGGGCATCGAACCGGGTGGCCCCACGCATTCCGGCATCCGGGCGACGGCCGATCTTCCGACCACGCAGCACAAGCGCAACGTCGGTGGGTCTGATGGTGCCGGTCTCTGCGTGTATACCAGTGCGTGGCATTCGGCCATCTGGCAAGACGTGCGGTCGCTGTTTGATTTCCGCGCATGGATGCAGCAGCGACCTGGGGGCAGCTACCCCGAGAAGTTTGACACCACCATGAAAGGGTATTGTGCGTCCAAGGGTATTACGATCCCGGACTACATCCAGCACACCGGGGGTGATGTGGAGTTCTTGCGGTTGGCCTTGCGAACGGGGCGCATGCCGGCTGTCACCTACTGCGGGGTTGATGGCCAGGGCCGGTATGGTAATCAGGTGATTGCACACATGGTGTCCCTGGCGCACCTTGATAGTGAACGGGCTGCCATCATTGACAACAACTTTCCCGGCAACTGGCTGTGGATGACTGCGGCTGAGTTCATCGAGCGGTGGAAGGGGGAACGGGCGAACGGCCAGAAGTATTACGTGAGCGACGGTCGGCGTCAATTCCCTGTTGGTGGTGGGTGGGCTATTGTGTTCCTCGCGCCCCCTCCCCCACCTTACGTCACCCCTCCATTCGGTGGGGTGTCAGTTGGGCAGTGTGGCCCGCAAGGTTGCAGCCCCCAACCGCTACCGCTGGCCGGTGACACTAGCTCCGATGCGGTAGGGCTTCCGCCCTCTGATGCTCACGAGTGGGGCATTTGCATCAATGGTCAATGGGGGTGGAAGCTGAAGGATGCACAGCCCTTGCAAGTTGCAAGCCAGTTCCTTCAAGGTGGGGTGATATCTGACCGAATCCCCCTAGCACCGAGGTACACTCGACGGGGCACAGAGGTCAGCGCAGATGATGCAATGGTAGCTTTGTCGCTGTCCGACGATTCCGGCAAGTGGAACCTTGCTGTGGTGGGTGACGCGGCGTTCGTTACGCGAGTGAGGGCAGACCTCTTCACACTGACGAATGAACTGCGGGAGAAGTGCCATGTGCAGACCTACAGCCCCGATGCGTGGCAGGTCGCACAGTTCGGGTTGCAATCTGGTGTCACTCTGCGGAAGTCTGCCACCAACCGAATTGCGGCCGACGTTGGCGCTCTGACTCCCGCCGAGTACACCAGTGTGAAGCTGGCAACGCTCATTGGTGACAAGCCCGTGGTGCCGGTGCCACCGCCAGTGCCCGTGCCCGTGCCACCGCCCATGAAACCGTTGAACGTCCCACCGTGGGTGTTGCTTGCGCTTCTCGTGGCCCTATTACTTCGGAGGAAATGATAATGGACCAACTGAATCTGCTTCTTGCCGGACTGGGACCGTGGGGGTATCTCATCGGTGCCCTGTTGCCGTATCTCATCGCGCGGCTGGGCATCAAGGTGCCCAACCCGAACCCCGTGCCGGTTCCGCCGGTGCAGCCCGCGCCCGTGCTACCTGACCTCAACTCCGGCCGTCCGTTGCTTGATTGGGTTCTGAAGCGGCTGAGTCGGAAGATGCTGGCCGGTGAAAAGCTGGATGACGATGAGCGGGCGATGTTTGAGACGGTGCTGAAGTGATAGAAGCCCCGCCTTGCAAATTGCAAGGCGGGGCTTCCTTCGTTACGGTTCCTCGTTGAGAACCTGTTGACAGTTGACGACCCGCCCGTTGCGTTCGATCCCACAGGCCATCAGCATCACGCTGATGACTGCAATCATCATGAGCGCTTGGAGCGCCCCACACCCACAGGCGATAAAGTCTCGCATGTATCACCATCGCTCATGAGATACTCTACGCACTCGGAGTGTGGCGCAGGGCCATACTCCACGCTAGCAGTTCCCCAGGTTCGATTTCCCTTGACCTGTTGTAGTGCGTTGGCCCTCACTACAACCGACCGCTGCGCACTCAGCTTGATGAGGACGCACGCACGGCCGTTGAACGGTATCTCTTGCATGAGTATTCCAAGTGGACGGTGGTGAGGAACTTGCGCCCAGCATACACAGCATAGGACAGCTTCCCCAGCGTCACCACCCTATCGGCGTCCGGCCATCCGGTTCGCGTGGCACTGAGGACAGCAGTATAACGGCTGCGTGCCCAAACCTTGCGCGGCTTCAGCCAAGTTCCGTAGGCATCGCGGGTCAGGATTTGTAGGCGGAACCCGCGCATTCTTCTCACTCCAGAGGAAGGCAGCCGACACGAAACCCAAGAGGAAAGCCGCGTATACACACAGCCACGTCGGGTCAACGTCTTCTAGCAGCATCATGGTGAATCCTTCTGCTACCCTGACAGTGAGTCAGGGTAGCTGGGTTTGCAAGCCACGCAGGGGGATGCGTGGCTTGGGCTACACGGGAAAATGGGACTGGCATGAGGCAGGGAGCGGGGTTTACTTCACCGGGGTCTCTTTCGAGTAGTCCACACCTTCCAACTTGCACACGAGCTTGGCAACCTCTTCCTCATCACACTCGCCGACGACGTAGGACATGAAGGATTGTGCCACGGTGCGGATGACGACGTGTGTGTCATCACCCGTGTATCGCGCCATCATGTCCTTGACCTGCTTAATGCTCCTCTGGGTGGTGACACGGATTGGCTTGGTGCGGCGCGGCGCGAGCGGGGCTGCAACCCCGCTCGACTTCGGGACTGCGGTGGTGGTGTCAACCACAGTCGGCGGGACGGTAGGCGGGGTTGCCGCGGGCGGGCTGGCACCTTCCGGGTTGGCTTCGTTCAACTTACGGAGCTTCTCATCCTCGCGGTGGTCCCGCGCGGACAGCTTGCGTGCGGTCTCCTGTACCACGTCCGCTGTGACGTGCCCAACCTCGATGAGTGCGGCACGCTGGTCTTCCGGAACTTTCAGCAGTGCGAGGGCCGCAGACACGGCGATGTCACCCGTGTGAACGCGACGTTGTGTGTCCTCATCCAACTCCAGCAGCTTCTTGGCGCGGGAGACACGCCCCGCATCCCACCCGTACAGTTTGGCGATTTGCGCCCCCGTGTAACCGTCGTCGCGCAGTTCCCGTTGGCGGTAGGCGTGATCGATTTCGCTCAGCTCGGTGCGGTCGGTGTTCTCCCGAATATTCATCTCGCGGAGCAACTTCGCGTCATCCCCGGAGACTAGCTTGACCTCCAACGTAAACTCGGGGTTGTGCTTCTCCATCTCGCATCCCGCCAGCCAGCGGGTGAACCCGACCACGAGGTTGGGCTTACCACCCGAACCGCGGTAGCACAGCACCGGCTGTAGCTGTCCACTGGCGCGGAAGCTGGACACCATCCGCTTAACCGCGGTGTGGTCTTCATCCGCGAACTTGCTCCGACCACGCTTCGCCATGTCAGCCACGATGAGGCTGGGCTTGATGTTCGCGGTCTCACCCTTGACGGCATCCACCTTGAACAGCTTGGAAACGGCCATCTGAACCACTCCTAACAGGAACCTTGTGTACCCTCCCGGCGAAGTGCCGGGAGGGAAAACCAACCATCAGATGCTGTCAATAAGGACGGTAACGAGGTCAGAGTCGGAAGCGAACCCGAAATGTGCGCCGATAGCAATGGCTTCCGGGATGTTCCGCGGAGCGCCGCAGAGACAGAGGCGGACATAGGTGTCCTCATCCACTCCGGGGATGCTCTCAGGCAGGTTGTGTGCGAGGAAAAACGGGTCCGACTTCACACGCTTCGCAAAGTGCTTCATCGCGTCGCTGACCATCTCAACCCCCTGTGTTCGTCGTCTGGACAAGGCCATAGTAGCATGGTCATCCCGGATTGCAAGTTGCAATCCGGGATTAGGACGAAGTTTTACAGAGGGCTACCATGCCGCACACCAACCACCACCTGCACCCCGACCGGGATGTTAGCGGCGCGGAGGGCGGCGCGGGTCGTGCGATGCCAGCCGCTTAGCTCGCGGGTGACACGGGCAGTCAGCTTGCCATCACGCTGACGCGGGGTGTACGTGTAGAGGGCAACCGCCACGTAGGGGTAGCCCTTCTTGCAGCCGACGTTCCGAACTGATGCGACCTGAACCATGTTAACTCTCCCGGTGATACCCACCCGCACAGTGCGGGTGGGTAGTTGAGGGCTTTAGCGTTCGGCCCGTTCTTCGAGATAGCAGCGGCCGATGAGTTGGGCGTCCGCTTCCGTCGCGTTCACGATGGCAGCCGCGAGTGCATCCTGCCAGTTGTTGACCTTCACCAGTGCCGCGTTCGTCTTGCTCATCTCAGCCCCTTGTGTTTGTGTCACCCACCCGACAACATCAATCTACCATGCAACCGGCTGCGTGCAACCCCAGATTTTCGTTTTCTTGAAAGTTGCAAGATTCCCCTAGGAAAACCACTCCGAACATTCCTCTTGCAAGTAGTCGAGCAGTGGGGCAAGCACCGGGCTGGGGTCAAGGCAGATGCCCCGCATCAGGGCATGTAGCTGCCCGAAGTCTTGGTGGTACTCATTACGCGGCGGATCAAACCAAGACACCGTGTAGCCCGATAGCGTGGTCAGGATTCGTAGGTCAAACACCCTGCCTCTGGTGTCAGGGAACTCACGGCACCGTCTGCCAGCCAGGACGTTGACGAATGTGCCGTTGTCGTTGTGCAGGGCGATCATATCCCAGCCGGTATCCAAACCGAACCGCACGAACGGCCCTGCGTGGTGTGTAACGTCTGGTACAGGAACAGGTTCCATCGGCGACCAACCTCAGTGCCAGGGAAGTTGCAAGATACGTATGCTGTTGGACAAGGTCAGAAAGCTTGCAAATTTCAACCCGTAGGGCGGCAACTCGGCGACACGCTTGGCTGCCACCAAGTCCCACTCTTCCACGAGCGCAACGATGTCAACTTGCACTTTCAAGTTCATGTTTGACTCTCCCATAAGCATAGATGAATAAGTGTCGAGTCTCGTGTGGTTCCCGACGCTTCACGACCCCAGCATCGGCAAACTGACCCTGGGTGAAGAAATGCCATTCCTCCATGGCCCCAACCGCGTTGTCAATTGCTTTCAACTCTGGGGTGTGGAGGTACGGGATACCCCAAGCGTCGAACAGCACGCTGGTAACGTGTTGCTCGAAGTCCCTGTACCATTTCATTTCGGGCCGGTGCTTCAACCAACGTGGCATATCTTTGCACACAGCTTCCCCCATGTCGTGGCAGAGGGCATTTATGAGCAGCACGGCATCCGCGGAGGTCTTACGTGCGAGGTCATAGCACGCTAGCTGATGGTCAAGCACCGACCACGGGGTTGGAGTCATCCCACCCCACCGGGGTTCGTTGCTGAGCGCGTACATGCAGTCATGTACGGACAGCTTACGTAGGTCGGCATCGTTGAATGCATCGAGCATTCGCCCGGTCACTGTGAGCATAGCTGCATCTCCAGCGCGAACAGGATGCGGCATGCCGCATGATTCAAGTGGGGTTCCTGTGTGTCCCCAGTCTGTAGCGCGAGCAGATGGATGAGCGCGTGGTTCAGATGCTCAGTGACCGTGATGTTCCGCCAGTTGCCTTCCCCGTACTTCTCCGCGCCGACCTTCAGTGTGGCTGCCACATCCAGCACAGCCAGGGCGGGAAGTAGATCGGCGCGGTACGCCACCGCCCCCTGCCTACCCCCAAGTTCGTTGGTGTGGGTCTCGGTGGGGATGTTGACGCGCATAGCGGCTGGGGGCTGCGTGGTCGTGGTGGGGAAAGTGGCCCAACAGACATCACACATGCCGTACTCATTGCCCCACTTGCCGTGCTTGTCGCATCGCTTGGCTAGCACGGTCGTGATCGACCAGCCCCCAACATAGGACGGATCGGGAACGGAATCAACCCGCACGATGGGTGGGAAGTCTGCCACAGCGCGGGTTGCGTTGATCTTCTGCAAATCATACGGTGGCGCACCAATGGGGCCAAAGTTCTCTAACATTACTTAAGACCCTCAATCAATTCGGGGATGGAACAGAACACCGGGATGCCCAGCCGCTTCGCCTCAGCAACCTCAATGTCTGCGCCCTTGCTCTCACCGGGAAGCAGAAGCACGGCGTGGCACACGTCAACCCAAGGGAGGTCAATACCCAGCCAATCATCGTGAGTCATGTCGGTGCTGCCGAACGTGGTTGCTTGACACCACACTTCAAGCCCCTGAAAGATCGCGGGCTTGCAGTAGGCCGACCAGTGGGGGCAGAGTGGTGCGAACCCAGCCTTAGCCAGCGCAATGAACGCCTCAGTTGCTTGGTTGACGTTGTGTGCCAGGTCACCTTTGCTGATGGGACCGGCGATGTAGACGCGCTTCCGTCGGAAGGCTGCCATGCCAGACGCCAGCTTCCGAGTTGCCTCAAGCTGTGTGCGTTCACGATGCATGCTGTCGGCAATGTCAGCTTCCATCTTCGCGTAGACGCACTCGTCGCAGCGACCCGCATAGGGAATGGCTGCTTCGCACCGACCGTTACAAGGATTCATGGTTTCTCCCAAAGGCATTCGGTCATGGTTCGTTTGGTGCTGCCAGACGCAGCGTGGTTTGCAACTTTCAACTCGTGCCGTTTCCACTTCGACAATTCGTAGTCGTACAACTCCGAACAGTAGCCACTGATGAACACTTGCCCTTGCATCGCCTTGGCTGCCATCAGCATTTTGAGATGCTGGTATTCCGTCATCTCGTGTTCGTACACTTCCTTGGCAGCCCGCGTGCTTTGCAAGTAGGGCGGATCAAGGTAGTGTAGTGTATGCTTGGAATCCTCTGACACCATCACGTCGATTGCTTCACCACATCGCAGAGCTACCCGTTGCAGCCGGTAGCTGATGGTTTCCAGATCGTCAACCGCACCCTGCCACGCGCTGACCTGTTCGTTGATGCCCCGCCGGGTGCGCGTCTTGCTGAGTGGGTGCCATGCTGACATCCTACCCGCCATCGACTGGCGACAGTGGATGAAGAACCAACACGCCGCGTCAATGTGGTCACACGGATGCAACTTACCCAGCCCGGTAAGAGCATCCCGCCACAGGGCTTCACTGACTGGAAGGTGAGTGACCACGCTTGCAAATTGCAAACGGTCTTCCGGGTGGGCCACAACCCGCCAAAAGTTGATGAGCCTTTGGTTGCAGTCGTTCACAACCTCTGAGATTGCGGGGGCTGGCAGCCCTGCCAACAGCACTGCCAGTCCGCCCGCGTATGGTTCAACATAGTGTTTGTGGGGCTTGAAGTGCGAGCGAATCCAACCCGCAATTGGTTCCTTACCCCCGTGCCACTTCAACATATCAAACCCTCCAACCAGAGTTTCGTTCATACTCGCCGGTCGTGCAGCGCACTTCCCATATGATGGTATTGCTGGGGCCAAAGGCCCATGCCGCGCCAGCCATCACTGTGAACTCAATCACATGGTCCGGGTACTGCTCCACAAGTTCCAGCAGCGTTGCCCACCCGATGTCATCCATGATGCCGCGGAGATACATGCGGGCTTGCAGCCCATTCAGATAGCAAACGGCGCACCCATCCATGCTGGGCACCAGCTTGCACGGTTTCGGGTCGGGGCTGTAATGCAGGAACCAATCCGGTTGAACCAGTAAGTGACCATAGCACACCCGGTGCGGATCGGACAGCATCGGGCTGAGGTTGTAGCTACCATCGGGGAGGTTGCGAACCATCGCCAAGGCTTCGTGTGCTTCAAGCCCGAACACTGTCTTGCTGCCACAGGTCTTGAACCTCACAGCCCACTTGCCCGGACGGGTTGTCAGTTGCAACGCGTCAGGAAGGTTCTCAGCCGCGGGGAGGGTGTGGCCTAGCAGACCATCATTCAGCAACTCATACATGCGATGCTTGCTGGTGATGGGACTAGGCAAGGTATGTGCCCTCAGTAATGCCACGGAAGATGTTGACGCGCTTTCGGTCGGGCCGCATGCCAGGGCACGGCACCCCGGCGACGCGCTCAGCAAGCTGGTGGCTGCCGTTAATCTCCCGCTCTGCGTAAAGCGATTCAACGATCATACGCCAGCGAATGTAGGCATCCACATCAGGGAGACATTCGGGGAGCGCCTTCATGCTTCGACCGTCACGCCCCACCGACAAGACGACAAGGTGTGTCCAGCAATCTTGTGGCAGGGCTTCCACGAACGTTATCAGTCCATAGACTTTACCCGGCCCACGGTATGGGTTGACAACAGGTTCGGGGATGCCCTGACCGTAACCGTCAAGCATGGTCTTGACGAATGAAGTCTTGCCGTCTTGGTGGTTGAATTCGACGTGCGACAGTTCAGGGTGCATCACACCTTGCCACGAGCGCATGGGACGCCACAGCACACAGCCAGGGGTGATGACTTTGGTGATTTGATTGAAAGGAACTTCACGCATTGTCAGTCTCACTTAATTGCAATTTGCAAGGGTCAGAGGCAGGGTGTGGGTTGGGATTCGAACCCAAGTCTCTCCCTTCACTTAAGGGGAGCGCTCTACCAGTCTAAGCTACCTCACACCAAATGCCTAGCGATGCCGCTTGCATGTAGCCAGTCCCGTTCTACATGCACTCCCAACATCGCAGGCAAGTCGGGTTACTTCGCGCCGAGGAACTTGCGGGCTTCCTCAAGCTGCTCCGGAGTCAGCTTGCTGAAGTAGGTGTCGAGCGGCATCAGAGGCTTGGCACTTCCGGCCAGTTCGATGCTGACACCCACCGAGGTCATGCCGTAGTACGCAGCCGGCTGCGGCGCGGTCGCTACGGCGAAGACCTTCTTGTCGCCGTTCACGACCTCATACACCTTGAACGGAACGCGGGATTCCTGACCCTGCTTCAGCGGTTCCGCATTCGCCGCATTCGCGGCCCCTTCAGCGTCAGCCAGCGTGTTGAACACATTCGTCCGCGTCGCCTTGCTCATCATCGTCTCCAGTTATGGGGTTTGCATCACCCCCAAGTAACGCAACCGCGGGTCAAACTTGCGCACCATTTAGCCAATTTTCTTCTCGCTGTCCAGGGAACTTGAACTTGGTGTAGCGGGGGCTAGCAAAGCCCTCCACACCCACGGGGAAGCCCGGTGCCCAATCAGGGGCTTCGGACATGGGGCCACACACTTCGGCTAACGGCGTGCCACGGCGCACACCGAAGATGATTTCGTCATGGATGTGGAGCAGCACCCGATGCGTGGGGTCAAGCTTCAGCATCGCGTGAACTAAGATGTCTCGACACACAGCCTGCACAATGTTCTCGGCAATCATCCCACCATACAGGTTCTTCTGAAACCCGTAGGGATTGGTGTAGAACAGGGCTGGTATTGCGGGTGGCCCCCACGGTGGGATTTTAGACCCGATGACAACATCGCGGTACTTCAGTGCGCGACCGGACGGCAACACGATGTGCAGCCAGGAACCCACCTTGCGGAAGATGCAGCGGCCCGCGTACTGCTCCCTTCCTGTCTTCACTGCCTGCATCGCTGCCTTGTCATAAGCCTTCCATACCTTCGGTATCTCGGGATATGCGCTTCGGTAGCTGTCCACACATTGCTTGGCAGTGACACCGACCGCGGGTAGATCGACTAAGTAGATTTTGCACCCGGCATCAAACTTGTTAGCACCCATCCCGTAGCCACAGCCCAACACAATCTGCTTGCCAACGAACCTCTCATCCTTGTCACGCTTTGTGACCGTGCGGCCGAATAGCTTGGATGCCATGTCACAATAGATGTCAGCCTTATGGTTGGAGAAGATTGATAGAGCGGGGGCGCAGCCCGCAACCCATGCGATGCCCCGCGCCTCTACACCCGCATAGTCAACGATGTGGAATTCCTCGTCGGGGTCTGCCACCACCACGCTTCGCGTCAACGTGCCCAGCACGTTGGCCACAGTAGCAGCCCGCTTGTCAGCCGGTGTCTTTGCCTTAGCCAACATACCGCGGGCTGCTGCTTTCACACGACGCAACCCAAAGGGTGATGACCTGACGGACTGTCGGAGCGGAATGGATCGTTCGCCCCAAGCGCCGATAACCGCGCCAGGATTGCACGCAATCCCTCTAGGGAAGTTGTGGGGTTGCAGGTCTCGCCCACTAAATCGTCCAGTGTGCGCACCGTGGTAAACAATGCAGTTGCGGACTCGGCTATCAGGGTCTGTAACAGTGAACAGTCGATCAAGTTTTCCGACGGTGGATCGCACGGCGTTCTGTCGTTCCGCAAGCAGACTAAGGTATAGCTGCGCTTCCGTCGATTCCGGATCTTCCAAATGGGATTCGGGGTCATCCAGTATCTGTTCAATCTGTCGCTTGTCGAGCGACTGGCATTCGATGCCAAGCCCTTTGATGAATGCTTTGACGGCGTGCGGGCTGCGAATGTTCGTGGCATTGAGCTTACCCCCGGTCATCTCGGATATGAGGTCGGTCGATTCCAACTGACTGGCTGTCCATGTGTCTCGCAATACCCTTGCAAATTGCAAATCTACCCGCACCCCCCGTGAGTTGATTAGGGCATTGAGTTGCAGCATCCGACGTTCCGCGTCCGGGATTGGCACCTGCATCAGCACGCCATAGATGCGTTCTAGCTCCACAACGTCTTGGATGTTATACCGAAGCAGGTCATCCCACAGAGGGGGCTGGCCTACGGGATACCACACCCCACCACCCTTGACCTTAGCCACGCAGAGCAAGTGCATGGCGGTATCATCACCCTTACCCGGCCCTCCACATGCTTCGCTCAGCTTGCCAAGCCCGGCCGGGTAGCCCGCGTGACGCGCGAGGTGGATGGTGTCCAGCCATTCACATGGTAGCTTGACGTGCCGTTCCCAGAACTCCGCGTCAAAGGATTCGGCATTGTGGGCGACCATTGTACCACCACCAGCTACCCACATCTTGACCACGTCCGGCACGTCATCACCAGTGTG